GAGATAATAATTTCTTAACGTCCTCTGTCTTATCCAAAGCCAAAAATATGACTTCAAGTTCAACTGTAGTTTTATCTCCCAATGCAAAACAAATATTATGTGTATAAGGTGGAGACCAGACAAAACGACCTAAATCATCATCAAACCAATCTCTCCATGTCTTAATGGTTGTGGTTTTTAACTGAGGATTTGTATTACGAATTACTGCCCAACGACTCTTTCTAACACCTTGGTCATTTGGCTTTTGAGATACAGACTTACGCATGATCTCCATACAACAAGCAACAGACTTACCACTGCCAACAGGACCTCTGATACCACGAACAAATGATCCATCTTTCATAAATGATTTGGCTACTTGACCTGGGGGTTTGTAGTCTAGTTTCATAAAAGATTTCTTCTAGATGCTCCACCACCACTGCCAGATAACATGGCACGTCTAGATGCCGTAGATAACGTAGGTGACTTTTTCTTAATAGGTTCAGTTACATCTTTTGGTTTAGGAGATATAACTGTTTCTGTTGGGTTATCACTGCCATCATCTTGTTTTGCAGATACAGAATAAGATCCTGATGCTGTCCGTGTTGTGTCATCTCTACCTATAGGACTAAAATCAGGATTTCCAGAATATGTCGATACACCCATTTTATTTGTACCGACAACACCCTGATAAGAACCATCTTTGGAATCATACACTGGTCTGCCACCAGACCTTAAAACACTAGCTTGGTTCTTGTAATTTATACTGCTGATAGTATTCATGGCTACAGTACCAACTGTTGGTATTGGCACGTTAATTACTGATTTCTTTGCCTTGGCATCTAAGTCCATAGCAAGACCAGCATTTTCTCTGACTGTCTTAGCTTTCTGAGGACTTATCATTACATCAATACCTTTTGATGCTGCTTTACGTTGCTCCTGATAATCGTTGAAACTGCTTTCTCTAGACTTAGCTTCTTGTTGTTCTTTGGCACGATTTGTTGCTTCTGCCATTGCTTTATCTCTAGCCCTTAAGCTATCCATATTACTAGAACCTCCAGAACTACTTGAACTTCCACCCATAAATGCCTCCTTGTGTTTTTGGCTTTCTTAAGATAAAATTTTTTATTGGGTTTTGTCTTTTCACATTGTATCGTGAGTGTGGTTTACCCGTTATAGAGATAGCTCTCATATTTTAGGACGGCTTCTTATACGGCATATATCTGTCAGGGGCCCCTCAATCAACATTGAAGTTAATGTTTACGGCTGTGTTCACTGACTTAGGTGCATCAACCCTGAGTCCAGCTCTGTCCATCAAATCTCTGGAGGCTTCTAATCTCACATGGGCTGACTTGCTATTCAGTAGATCTCTCATAGTTGCTAGAGCTTGTGTTGCGTCCCAACCAAGACAACTCATTGCTAATTGCTGTCTATACTCTACAACATGAGGCTTGTTAAGGGTTATGTACGCCCATGCCTTATTCCTGCCCAGACGTTTAGCACATTCTGTTGGGTTGCAACCATCATGCAACATTGCGTGTACTAACTCAGCCTGTGCTTGTGTTACTTTACTATGTGTTGGTAGTAGTGTTTGACTGTTCGTTTCTATGTCACTCATCGGAACAATCGAACCCTTGTATCGTTCTTGTTGTGTTGTATTTGCTTTCATAGGACGGCTCTTGTAATTACTCTACGAGATTATAAGCATGGGTGCTATTTACGTGTCTATTCACATTCCTAAGTCCTTGTTCTCACTAATGATTATGAGATGGCATCGAGCCATACATAATCATGGCAACAACTAATAGAACTTATGTTGCCTATTCCGAGTCCAGTCCGTTTTGTCTCATACTTAGAATAAGATTGCATTGCACTCATCTCACTTCGTAAGATTCCCTACATTCCATCTCATTCTTCTCATATAAATGATCGTATAAGAAAAAGCCGTTGCTTCCTCTCTCACTACTTTTTGGAAAAAAGTATGCAAAAATATTGAGTCCTAATGGGACGGCTACTACTACGAATTTGTATGATAACCTCCAGTTGGGCCTATCTCCCGAGGACTAATAAAGCCCCCCCATGCAGGGCATGGGTACTACGTCTACATTCCAAGAAAATAGCTCCTCCTAAGTGGTCGTCGACAAAGACGATTTTCTTTCCATTTCGGGGCATTGACTAAACCTTTCCGATAAGCCGTGTAGCCGTATTCTACAATTTCGTAGGAGTATTTAATTTTATACAGAAAGGAACATTACAATGTATAAACAACTAGACTTATTTAACAAAAGCCAACCTAGTGATCTAGAGATATTAGATACTATGGTTTCATATCAACATACTTCAACAGTTGATCTACTTGATGTTGAGGAACGTATGCCATTTAGAGAAGATAAAGAACACTTCTCACAATTAACATGGGATATACAACAAGCATTGGATTCTGGTGATACTCAGAGATATGAGGAATTGATAACAATCCAGCGTGATATGAATTAATTAAAGCCAAATCGATGGGGGTATAATTTATATATCCTCATCATTGTCATACGAAAGGAACATTACATGACATATTCAATACAAGAAGAAAACAAAACATCAACTGAGATACAAGCTGCTCAAGAGATTGATGCTATGACTACCGAACAGCTTGACAACATTGCAAAAGCTTTCAAGCCCAAGTCATCATATGACACAGAATGGGAACGTGAGTTTGTCAGACGTGCATTGGCACTGGCAGAGATGTTTGAAGATGGCGATGAGGTTATCATCAAAGCCAAGCTTCAGGATCAGTTACCACGTATGTTTGAGAAGATGCGTGATTCAGTTCTTGAGACAGCAGAGAAGATGCAACGTCAACGTCGTGTGTTGGTACGTCAAGATGTTGGCATTGAGATCACAGGCAACAAGCTTGAGGATCACGATGCTAAACTTGACCAGATGCGTCAGCAATATGCATCTATCAACCATGCGTTCAGAACATTACTCAACAACTTCAGACCTATCATACAAGGTCAGACTGGTATCAGCTTCGGCAAGTACACTCAGCTTCATGAGTTTGCAAAAGTCAAGCGTATGCAGAAACGTAATGAGAAGATGACATTGGACACACTGATGAACAATCGTGATGTATATGATGATCTTGCTCATACACGATCCAATGTATATCCAATCGCTTCATCACATGATGAGCTAATGCTTGATGTCAGCAATCAGGAGGGCATTATAGAGATGCCTGAAGATTTAGAATAACAATATGGGAGGGCTTCGGCTCTCCCCTTTTTTGTAGGAGTATACAATGAAATATCTTTTATCTAATCTACTTATATTGGCTTTCTTTCCATTTGCCTTCTGTGCATTAACAGTTGTTGCATTATTGTCTGGTGTTGGTGGTGTACTCCACATCATCAGATACGATCTAATTCCACTATACCGAAAGCTATTCCCCAGGTCACAGACTGTCGCCTCAGAAAGCCAAAGGTTAATAAAATGAGTAAAGGTAACAAAGGCAGAGGGAAGATTCATAGTACCTCAAGGTCTTGGGAAAAATCGTTAAAAAAAGTGGCTAAGGCAAGAGATCGTCAAAAAGCCAAAGTAATAATAAGAAAACAAGGAGGTTAAAATGTTCTTTTATCTAATAGCTGGTATCGCATCAGCTTGTGCAATTTTATTCCTACTTGCAAAACTAAATATTAAAAGAGTTCTCTGCTTTGACATACTCGTAGACATAGGTGCCTCAATCGCATTGATTATCATGTTTGCTGGTACGTTTGCAGGAATGATGGCTGGAATCCTAGGTGGTGCCATTATTTCTATCGTATTATTCATTCTCAAACGCACAATAGGTTACGAGAAGCCAAAGAGAGAAGGATTCAAGGTTAGATGGGTTAATGTTCCCCCCAGATAATCTTGATAGGGCAGTAATGGTTTACGCCCACACTGATGCAGAATCTGGCTAGCAAGATGGTATCTGCAACAGAGAGGTGATGCCCCTAATCCTCTCAAACTAACACTTACAGTTATGTGAATAGCCTTTGGTTTAAAAAAAGCCAAGGGTTATTTGCATTGGGACAAAGCTAAATCCCATTTCAACAATCATCTTAACGTAAAGGAGAAACAGATGAACTTAGCACAAATCATGGTCTCAGGTAACATTGGACAACAACCTGAAATAAGAGATGTTAACGGCACTAAGGTTGCTAACTTTTCTATTGCAGTCAACGAGAATTACAAAACTAAATCAGGTGAGAAAAAAGAAAACACTCACTGGTATAGATGTGAGGCTTGGGACGGAGCAAATGGTTCAGGTCTTGTGACAAATGTCATTGAGAAATATGCCAAGCAAGGAACAACTGTATTCGTACAGGGCTTTCCTATTGTTGAATCATATGAGAAAGATGGTCAAAAGATGACTGCCTTCAAGATCAAACTTGCTGGTGTGTCGTCTACATTCAGACTTCTCAACAACAAAGAGTCTGCTAACGGAGAAGCTACTACATCTCCAAAGGTAGACGAAAAACTAGATGATGACATTCCGTTCTAGGTCCTACTCGGAATAAAGACGGATAGGGAGTGGGCTTTGCCAAGTCTGCTCCCATTCATAATTTTCAAAGGTGCATCATGGCAATAAATAAAAACAGAATATCGCCTCAACATTATTCCAAATACAAGATAGAGCCAATCACATTTATCCTGGCTAATGATCTGGATTTTTGTCAGGGCAATATCATCAAGTATGTCCTCAGATACAAGGACAAGAATGGTCTAGAGGACCTTCATAAAGCCAAACAGAATATAGAGTTTTTGATAGGAAAATTAAATGAAACAAATATGCCCAATGTGCAAAGGGACAAACAAAATAAAAGATTATCATGTAAATAATCATTTTAAACAAAGCCTTAAAATGACATGGCATGAAACAATAAAATGCCCTTATTGCAAGCACTTTCTAAAAGGAAAAGCCAATGAAAAAAAGCCTCAGTAAAAAATATGAAAAAGCAATCGAAGCTAACGATAGGAGTGATAAATTGAGAATTATATCAGAAGAAGAAATGACATTAGTAGTAAAGAAACATGAACATCAAAAGCGTATGTTTATACTTCGCCTCCAGCAAATCATTGATAGCCACAAAACTCAAAACACCAATTTTAAAGTAATGGTGGGGTGGGTAAAGCAAATAGTAAAGGACTTCGATCATGAGTAGAGACTGGCAAGAACAGCTTCAACTGGAGCAAGAATACGAAGAAAAACAAATAGCAGATGGAATAGCCAATCTGCATGAAGAAGAAGCATTGAAACGACATAAGGAGGAAACCGATGCAATTAATGACAAAAGAAATCAAGACAAAGCTGTTGCGTAATGGAGAACCTGCTAACAGAGGTAAAGATCACAAACCAGTAGTTAAATTCTTTGGTGGTAGTTCATGCACATGGCTAATCACAGAGATGGGTTATGACGAACCAAAAGCACCAGCATGGTTATTTGGTTTATGTGATCTAGGTCAAGGTTATCCAGAACTAGGTTATGTGTCTTTGGAAGAATTAGAGTCAATCAAGTTTCCACCATTTGGATTAGGTGTTGAAAGAGATCGTTATTTCAAAGCCGATAAAACACTCAGCCAATATCATAATGAAGCAATCGAAGCACATAGGATTATAGCATAATGTGGGAAAAACTTAAAACAATCAAACCTCTATCACAAAAAGCCAACTGGATTGGTTGGTTTTGTACTGTGCATATTATATCAACAATATTCATTCTAATATTGCTGATGGGTGTCGGTATCAATCCAACCCTAGTGGTTTCAGTCGTTGCAGCTCCCTTGTGGTTGGCTGTGGCTTTCACATCAAAATATATCACCGATAAAATTATGGAGAAATAAATGCATATAAAACTTAAATTAGGCGATATTGATTATAAAATATCATCAGATAATCATAAAAAGATTATGGACTTTGCAAGTATGTTTTTTGACCCAGATATCAAGGTCGAAGAAGTATCAAGAGTACATATATATGTGCCTGATGACGCCATTAAAAAAATGTCAGTCAAAGAACTTGAGGCTATAAAAGAATACTGTCAAGCAGCTAATATAAGTGATTTCCAAACTTATGAAGAAGCTAATACTGTATCAGTATCTATGTCTGGAGAAGATATTAACGGCATAAACTCAGTTCAATCAGGACTCAGAGACTTAATTCAAAAATTCACGAATAAGCCAAAGATAGTGGCTTAAATAAAGGGGAGAGGGTGGAACATTACTAACTCCCTCTCCTTGTCAACGTCAACAAAAAGGAGTTTAAATTGCAAATTGCTTTAAATCAACTTAAACCTAACCCTAACAATGTTAGGAAAGTAGAAGCTGATAATCTTGATAAACTTATCGCCTCAATCAAATCCAGAGACTTACTACACAACCTTGTTGTTCAAAAGAATGGCACTGGTTATTGGGTTGTCGATGGTCACAGACGTTTCCAAGCTTTGTGTAAAATACATGGGTCAAAGTCTGACTTCATGGTCGATTGTAAAGTCATTGAAGAAGGTGCCACAGAAATAGGTGCTATGGCTAACATGATGCGTGAAGGTATGCACCCACTTGACGAAGCTGATGCTATTAATCAGGTCGCACAAGATGGTGAAATGGATTACGATCAAATTGCTGCCAACTGGGGTCAGACAAGAAAATGGGTTATGCAACGTGTAGCCCTTTCTGAACTATCTGAGAAAGTTAAAGACGGATTCAGAAACAAAGAGTTTGGTATGGCAGTGGCTCAGTTATTTACTAGAGTCAACCACAAATCTCAAGATGAAATCTATGACAAGTGTAACGGCAATTACAATCATGGTTACATTGAAAGAATGATTGGCAATATCAAGGTCTTAAGAGATGATGTTATCATACCTAAGACACATAAACTCTACAAAGAGATTGAGTTTATTGGTGATTTGTTTTCTGACAATCAGTATGTAGCTGATGTAACTAAAATGATGACTTTACAAAAGCAGTATGTAGATGACAAAGCCAAAGCTATGGCTAAGTTGTACAAAGACTGTGTAGTGATTGATTGCTACCCATCAGAAAAACAAGGACTACTTAAGAATCTTGTACAGGTATCTGCTGATGAAGCAAAAGAACTGGATAACAAGGACATCAATGTAATCATTTCATATATGCCTGAACGTGGCGATCTATGGATTATGAAATACAAAAGCAAAGTAGAAATGTCTAAGAAAGAATTAGATGCTATTGAGAATGGTGAGATACCAGAACTAACACTAGCTGATATGTCTAATCCTCAACGTGAAATGACAAATACAATGTATTATAATTATTTACGTGATGAGTTTTGGAAAGCTGGAGACGGCTACAGTAGTGGACCTGGACACGTTGCACTTGCTATGATTTGTAATAATATAGTTAGACCATCATATTATTCTGATGATTACCAAGATGTTGAAAAATATTTTGTAACATACACAGACACACCTTTTAACAAAGTAACAGGAGTTGATGATGATTACTTTGACAATCTTACTCAAGAAATTATTAAATATTGTAAGACTCATAAATGTAATTCTTTGGAATATTTCCTCAGCAAAACAATACATGATCTCTACCCTATACTTTATAAAGGGCTTGTGGCTTCGATGGGTGAAGGTCACGCCTTCAGGTCGCAGAAAGACCACTACCATTTACCTATTGCCAAAGACTGGTTTAAACCAACGGAAGAATGGCTCAATAAATACAAAATAACTCAGTTACGTTTATTGGCTAACAAGATCAAATGTGACTTACTTCCGACTGACAACAAGAAAATGGTAATGGACAAACTTATTGTTGCTTTTGAAAATGGTGCAGTGTTTGACCCTATCAAGTTTCTCGATACTGTGAAATAGTTTGTGAGGGCAGCCGAAAGGTAACAAGCATTAAACGGCCAAAGTCGGTTCTGTAAGTTGACATTAAGTTCACATGAATGACAGTTGGTTGCTATGCCCTCACATTACGTTAGACTTATATATTCCCCAGTAAGCTATCAAACTGGCTTCAGCTAGACCATCTTGGTTTTTCTGTTGCCAGAGATGGCTACCATTAGGCATTAGTTCTGATGCTCTTTTTCTTGCATGGTCTTTATCGGCAGTACAGTTAAGATCTTTTTTCCAGACTCTTGATGGTACTTCTGTATAACTATGACCACCAGCTACTAATAGCCCTAAATAAACACCATAACCCATGCCAGTAGCAAATGTACTTACCAGTCCTTGTTGTGGCATGGCTTGTTGTTTTTCTATATATACATGGTCAGGATCATGTTCATCTAACATTGACATTAATGTCCACATATCTAAGAATCTTTTAGTCTTAGTCTTTGTTTTTAGCTGATATATAGGTGCTTTTTCTGCATGGATTATCTTAGTTTCATTATTGAAGAAAGATAGTCCTCCTGATAACCCAGGATCAATGCCGCATATTATCATTTATCGCCTCCACATTTATCTGACATTTGAGGGCTTCTGCCCAACAATACAAATTAAATGCTGTTGGCTTTCTATTGCCAGTTTCCCATTTAGCGACAAGTCCTGTAGCACAACCTATTATATGGTCTAGTTCGTTCTGTGATATATTAAGTTCATATCGTCTATCAGTAAACTGTTGGATTAACTCGGTAATCCATTGTTGTTCTTTAGTTGTCATAGTACACCTCTTGGTATGTATATGACTAGATAACTAGGTATATATCAATTGCACTTGACTTCTATGACTAAATAACTATTCTTAACATATTAATTATTATTAAGGTGCAACTAATGGGTAATAATTTAGACTTTTCTGTCGAAACAAAAATGTTTCGGGCAACTGTACTAAGAGCAAAAATGCTACAGTACCAAGCTCAAAAAAATAGAACCAATCATAAATGGTTACAATATGTAAATTCAACATCAACACGATTTAATTTTGCTGCTTGGATTGTTCATAGTTATTATGCAGATAGACGTATAACTGCGTCAATAATCCAAGTAGAAATGGGTGTGAGTCGTAAAGCTATAGACGAAATGGTTAATGATTGGTTAGCTGAAGATTGGTTATACAAAGAAAAAGGTGAGGGTATGGATTCAAACAAATATTTTCTTCACCCAACTGAACAAATATTATTATTAAATAACGAATGGTTTGAATGGTACGAAGAAGTTATATTGCCAGATATGATGAAAACATTTTATGTATTGCAAAATAGCAAAGTATCATATAAAAACCTCAAAGATAAAGTGTCTTTTAATCCACTTCACACTACCAACCTAAGTGGTATTGATAATAAAGTTACTTCTTTTATTCTTAAAAATGATGAGAAACAAAGAAGTAGAAGGAATAAGTAGATTAAATAAGGTGCATAATGTCAGATACTCTGGGGAAAGTACATGACTGGGTTCTTCATACTTTGTCAAAAAAAGGGTGGAGTGCTAGAAAATGGGCAATAGAAGCTGGTGTAGCTCCGTCAACCTTACAAAGATTTATAAAAGAAAAACCCTGGTGTTTATCACAAACTGTAATTGCTAAACTTGGCACAGTAAGTAAATCATACCCAGAATTTCCAAATCCTAAGATTCTTGTTTCCAAAATAAAAACATTGCCAGTAATGGCATACAAAAAAGGTGCGTTAATGGAAACAGATAAGTCAATAGTAACAACAGAAGATATATCTCCAAAAGCTTATGCTATACCTGTGCAATGGGACACTATGGATCAAGCTGGTTTTAATATTGGAGATATTATTGTGGTAGACCCAGATATAAAGCCACAAAACGGCAAGACAGTTCTTATACAATTTAAAAATAAAATTCAGATTATGGAATATAGAACTCCATATTTACTGCCACGATCAACTAAAAGCCAAAAAGAAATAGATGTTGGATTGGTTGATATAATGGGAGTTGTTGTTCAATTAATTCGTAAGGTCTAAAAAAATTTAATTATAATGCCTAGATATATAGGTAAACGAGGTGTAAAATGACTATAATGACTAGAAAAGACTTCAAATGGTTTGCAGAGGAAATAGCTCCAATGATCTATCCACACGATATGAAAGAGTTTGCTGAAAAGGTTAAAGCCAAATCACGAAATAGCAGATTTGATATGGATAAATTCCTTGAGGTCGCAAAGCTATCTTGGGAAGGACGCAATAGTCCTCATGCTCAGGAAGATTGGTTAGGCATCAAACTAAAGCAACAATATCAGGAGGGTAAAAACAATGGCACTCACAAAACAGCAGCTTAGTGAAAGAAAAAATTTTATTGGTTCATCAGAAGCTAAGATCATAGCTGATGGTTCTTTTGCTGATTGGGCAAAACTTATATCAGAAAAGAAAGGTGAACAGGAAAGACTTGTTACTAAACAGTTACAGTTCTTGTTTGATACTGGAAACTTCATGGAGCCGTTTGTGTTAGATAGTTTTGCACATATTGCAAATCTTAAAGTAGGTGCAAGAGGTACAGGTAAGACAGTTGACTATCACGATGTACCTATACATTCAACGTATGATGCTATTGCCTCAGATGGCAATCCAGTAGAAGCTAAAACGCATTTTGGCTTTATGACAATGGACCAACTATGCGATATGTATGCTCCTCAATGTCAACATCATATGCATACGAAAGCAAAGGACTACTGCTACATTGCTGTGTTTTTTGGTGTTCATTGCCGTATGGAATACAGAAAGCTTCAAAGAGATGATGCATGGCTTGAGATGTATCTAGACCAATGCAAACAGTTTTGGCTTTGGTACACCAAGGACATCATGCCAGACTCATTCAAAATGCTTCCTCCTGTTGACTGGACAGATCAGATTACAATCAACATGAGTGATCTTGAGTGTTGGGATATGAAGATGCAATCAGACATGAATCTCAATGCCCAGGATATTATCGAAGCTGCAAAAGCCAACAAGATTGCTGATACAGCTAAGGCTGAGATCAAACATTATTTACCTACAAATTGTCGCAAGATGGTCTTGGATTTGTCAGGTAATCTACAAGGCGACAAGATAATCGTATCTCGTAGCAAGACCAACACTATCACACTTAAACATCAACCAAAGAAGGAAGAAAACAATGGCTAAAAACTCAGCTAAATCGGTATGGGAAACATTGTCAGCAATCGACGTGTCAAATCATATAGAAAAGAAAGGTAACTTCAGCTATGTCTCATGGGCATGGGCTTGGGCATTGGTAAAGCAAAACTATCCAACTGCTACATTTGAGAAGCACACATTCAGTGACAATCAAGACAACATCTTACCATTCATGCGTGACTCACTTACATATACTTATGTATCTGTGTCTGTAACTATAGATGGTGTGACACAATCAGAGATATATCCAGTATTGGGTAACAGGAATGAGCCGTTAAAAGCTGCGACATCATTTCAAGTCAACACTGCTTTGCAAAGAGGTCTTGTAAAATGCCTAGCATATCATGGTTTGGGTACAAACATCTATGCTGGTGAGGATTTACCTGTCACAGAGATCTTAGATGATTACCAAGTCAAGAAAGCTACTAAGGATCAACAAGATCATGCAAACTATCAACGTATTGATGCCTTGCTGGAAGCTTGTAAGGACAAGGAAGTTCTTCGCACTACATGGGAGTCTGAATCTCCTATTATTTCAAAGATGAGTAAAAAGACAGTAGACAAACTTCAAAGTCACTACAAAACTTATCTTAACAAACTAAAAGCTCAGGCTGCTTAATGGATAGACGATATC